AAGGCAAAGGCGGCAGCGGCGGTGGTGGTGGACGTGGCGGAAATGGCAAAACCACTGCACAGAAACAGGCTGAGTTAGAAGCAAAGGCACTCGAAGAAGCAGAGAAGGCCATGCTTGACCTGATGAAAGATACTGCTGCAAAACGTCGCCAACAGCTGGAGCAGCAGTATGACGGCGAAATCCGCAAGCTGAAGGTGAAGCTGGCTACAGAAAAGAATCTCACTGAGACTGCCCGGACTGCTATTGAGAAAACAATCCTTGCCAAAGAGCAGAAGAAAAATGAGGAGCTGGCCAAACTTGATGATAAGGAGTGGGAGCGTCAGGTGCAGGATCAGCAGAAGCTTATTCAGTCACGTCTCTCTGTTGCAATGAAAGGCTCCCGTCAGGAGTTGGAACTGAAGAAAGAGCAGAATGAGCAGAAAACAGAACTTGACCTTATCGCTCTGCAGCGTGAGAGAGAAAACCGTGTGGCTGATGCAGAGGAAAAGAAGCGTATTGCCGATGCAGCAGCACAGCAGCAATATGACGCTGCCGTTGCTCAGTATGGTGCTGAATCCGATGCCGCAGCATTGGCACAAGCTAACCTTCTGCAAATCCAACAGAAAGGGTCTGAGGCTATTCTTGCTGTCAAAGAAGAATATGCCGAGAGGGAGAATAATGTGCTGGAGGCATCACGTCGCCAAAACCTCATTCTTGAACAGCAATACCAGCAGCAGCTCGCAAGTGAACGTCAGCAAGCTTTGATGGACCAGATTACCGAGCTGGAAATGTGGGAAACCCAGCGCATTCTGAGTGAACAGCAGAACGGTGAGGACTGGGTAGAGCAGCAAATGGGCTTGGAACAGCTTCGCCTTGACGTGGTGAACGACAGCGAGCTTGCTATCCTTGCCGTGCGTCAGCAGGCAGCGGCACAGAAGTATGAGGACATCGTGCGCCAGGGCCAGTTGGAGGGTGAGACTGAACAGCAGTTCAATACTCGTCGTCTCAATGCAGAGAAGGACAAATATGCTGCAATGGCAGCTTTCCGTAATGCCGACCTAAAGAATCGCAAGGCTTACTTCACCGCTGTACGCTCAGTGACCAACAGCCTTGTCTCTCTTGCCAACGCTCTTGCAGACAACAACGAGGCAATGGTGAGATTGAGCGAGATTATCACGCTGGCACAGATTTCCATTGATACAGGCCGTGCTTTGTCCGCTGGTATCGCTTCCGCTGCATCCCTGCCTTACCCGGCTAACCTTGCAGCTATCGCTACGACGGTGGCTACGGTGCTTGCCAATGTCGCTACTGCTATCAGTACGGTGAAGCAAGCCAACAGCCAGATAGACAGCATACGCTCTGAAAAATCAGAAGGTAGCAAGTACGCCACAGGTGGCAAGGTGACAGGGCCGGGCACTGGCACGTCTGACTCTATCCCTGCTATGCTCAGTAATGGAGAGTATGTGATGACCGCAAGGGCCACTAAACTCTATGAGCCTTTGCTGGCTGCTATGAACGAGGTAGGCAAGGGTGTGGTGCCGATGCAGGCCAGCTATGCCTACAGAGACTACACCATGCCCACGGAGGAACTACAGCGCGTCTATACTGAGGCAGCTCAGGAGATTCGCCCTGTCGTGTCTGTTGTGGAGATAGCTGACGCACAGCGCAAGGTAGATGTTATTGAGAGTCTTGACAACCTATAAGTAAAAACCAAATCACGTTATTATGACCAGATACGAATTATTTCAGCTTAACAAGTCTCTGATGGAGGCTTTAGTAGAGAACGGCATCGACCCGAAAGATGTCAAATACCTTGACCTCATGGCCGAATATAAGGACATGAAGGCGAAGCATCACAAGGTGGGATATATCGTTTACCACCTTTCGGAGAAATACCAGATGTCCGAGCGAGGTATTTACAAACTCATTGACCGTATGACTAAGAGGGTAAAGCTATGAGGTACATCAACACTATCAAGGAGAGCCGGCTGATATTCGGCGACAACCTGCAGGTGATGGATGACCTGCCAGCATATAGCATTGACCTCATTGTGACCGACCCGCCGTATTGCTTCAGTAAGCACAACGGGAAGTTTGAGCGCGGTGAGAATGAGAAGTGCCATAGCAACACTTCGCTCTATGACTACAATGACGAGAGTGGAGAGTGTAGGATCAAGGTGCAGTTCACGAAGGATGACATCTACCGTTGGTTGGATATGACCCCTCGGCTGATGAAGAAGATGAACGCAAACATCTTCTGTTGCGAGGACCAGATACCGTTATATGCTGGGTGGGCTGTGGAGCATGGCTATAAGTTTGCCCTGCTCGTTTGGGAGAAACCACTTGGAATCATCAACAAGAAACGCTTTGCTCAAAACGCTGAGTTTATCATTCGTATCTATGAGCTTGGTACTGGACTGAAAGCTATGGATGATAGCGAAATGTATAGCCGTATTCTCCATGCTCAGTCAGTCCGTAAGAAGCTGCATCCAACACAGAAACCCGCTGAGATAATGGAGCGTTTCATCCGCTTGTCAACGAATGAAGGTGACGTGGTGCTTGACCCATTCCTGGGCTCAGGCACTACGGCTGTTGCCGCTCAAAGGCTTTGCAGGAAATATATCGGCATAGAGAATAATGAGAAGTTCTATGCTGTTGCTGAGAATCGGCTGAAGGGAGAGGCTAAACAGCAGACGCTATTTTAGATTGCGGAGGTCAAACTCTACGGCGAAACCTATCCACGCTGTATATCGTGTATAGCCAAGGTAGAAGTTGTATCTCCCAATTTTCTTATCGGCATTACTGAAAGCAAGGGCGGCACCATAGTCAAGGCCGCTCTTTTTGTTTGTTGCCGTGAAGCTGTTGACTATACCACCGTCGCCAAGATAGTAGTTGCTGCCGTCTGTGATTCCCTCCTCTATTTTGGCATATCCAAGCAATGGTATAAGTCGGATGCTACCTCCGTCATAATAATGGAATGGTATTTGGTAGCCTGCATGGAAAGCCATTTGACGATGGTCCTCCCATTTGTCGAGTGGAAGAGAGTTTCCATGTTTAGTTGGCCAAAACATGAAGTCTGCATAGAAGCCGTAGAATGTCGCGTTGACACCCATCGCTCCGTAGCTAAAATTATCCATCGTTGCTCCAATGAGGCCAACGGAACAGCTTTTGTTTAACCCGAATAATTTAGGAAAGAAAACGGGTTTGTCTGTGTCTTGTGCAATACAAGATGTGATAGCTGTTAGCAAGGCGATAGAAAGCAGAAATCTTTTCATAAGCAGCAATTTTTCTGCAAAGGTACTCAAACTTTCTGAGAATACGTTGCAGAAGTGATAAATTTAACACAAGCTAACTGAAAATACAGTTAGTAAATGTTGCGCATTTGATTAAAACTTTGTACCTTTACAAGTAGAAATAATAATCAAAACTAATTGTAAATCAGATGGTTAAACAAAGTGAACAAGTACAAAAGTTCTATGATGTGAAATTTGGAGAATTGAACATCGTAGTCACAGAAAGTGGCGAAAAGATGTACTGCTTATTGGATATTTGCCGCATTCTGGAACTCCTCAAAAAGGAGGGAGATAGAATAGTCAAAATGAGCAACTGCCACACCCAACAGTATTTCGTGAAAAGGATAAAGCAGATTGTCAGCCGTGTATTTGTAGATGAGAGTGGTCTTATTACACTCTGCACTGAAAGCCGTAAAAACAAAGCAGACAAATTCCGTATTTGGGCTGTTGGATTGGCAGCAAAACTCAACCGTTCGATAGCCCTCAGTAAACGTGTAAAGGAAATGCCGAGAGATAAAAATGGACGGCTAATGAAACAAACGCAGCCTGTACTCGATTTTATGGAAGAAAGCGACGCAGGAGGACATCACCCAACTCTCGAAGAATATTTCAAAGAGTTCGTGCCTATTGACTACCTTATCCCGCTTCTTTCGGACACATTGAAAGATTACATTTCGTTGGTAAGACAAACATCTGTAGAACATCAGAAGCAAGCGCAGCATAGATGTTCAGTATTGAATACGCTTAATTTGGTATTCATAGCAAATAAAGAGAAGTACCCATGCCTTTCCTATGCAAATAAGAACATTCAGGCCCGATAGCCTTTCCTGTGCAAATATGCCCTTTCGACCTGCTTGTGAAAGTCGGTTTGAGGGCCTAAAACTTTAACATCAGCTAACCAAAATAAAAGTTGGTGAATTTGCGTATATGATTAAAACTCTGTACCTTTGTAGTGTAAATAAGATAATAATAAACTTCAAAACTTTAAGAATTATGGCAAAGAAATTTTTCTCAGTTGAGACCTACAGTGACATGACAGGTGAGATTACCAATATCACTACCAGCTATCAGTTGGAAGGTGTTGAGACCTTCGACGAGATTCAAGACTACTGCATTAAGGTGGCTAATGAGAAGCACTGCAAAGGTGCTGTCCGCAACGAATACGGTCAGAAGGCGTTTGATTTCAACTGGAGCCCTTCATGCGAGAACAACATCTGCTTCTCATGGGAGTGCGAGACACGTCTGCAGGAGTTCATCGACGCTCATCCTGAGCACAAAGTGGTTGCACTCACTCCGATGTTGAAGCAGTACCGTGACTTGAAGGAGAAGCACCCGGACGCTATTATTCTGTTCCGTTGCGGTGACTTCTATGAGACCTACGAGGAAGATGCAGAGAAATGTGCAAAGACGCTCGGCATCACCCTTACCAAGCGCAACTCCGACCGCACGAAGATGGCAGGTTTCCCACACCATGCACTCGACACATACCTTCCGAAGCTTGTGAGGGCTGGCTACAGGATTGCTATCTGTGACCAACTGGAAGCCCCGAAGAAAACAGTCAAGCGTGGTATCACAGAACTTGTGAAGCCTGCAGTGGTGAATCAGTAATAAGGCTGTGCGCTGGAGTTCAAGCCTCCGGCACCAACAAAGCCCCTCATTAGGGCCAGGTGGTTTTATCCGTATTTTCGGTAGCACCTTTGAAGTTGCTTTCCACCTCATAAACAAAAAAGGAACTTGAAAGCGATGCGCGACTCCTCGCTATAAGGGAGGGGCAAGGGAAAGCCCATACCAACCACCGAGCCGGCAAAGAGGTCTTATATGTGCCGAGGCGTTTAGAACTGCGCCAGATCAGTCCGAGGATAGCAGAAAGCACTCGCAACCCCGAAACCAAATGCGTTTGTGCAACCGGAGCCAACCTATCAGAAACCGTGGCCGCACGTATCACCAAGGCAG